GAAGACGGATTAGAGTATTATAGAAATCGTGTCCCATTATATGTTGTTAAACATTGGAAAAACGAAGATGAGTTTGTAGAGACAGAATTTGATAGATTGGCAGATGCAGAACAATGGGCATCACACACATATAAAGATTATGATATTAATGTCTATTATGACAAATCAGATAGATATTGGAAAAAGCAATATCAATATATGCAAGGCGTTTTAATAGGAGTGGATGAGCAATGAGATTAGAAGATTTACAAGAATTGATATTTAGTGATCTAATTATTATTAAAGGCAAAGAAAGATATGAAGATGTTTGGAAGCTTGGAGGAGTATTTAACAAGTTCAAGTTACATGAAGTAATTGGAATTAGAGCAAATGAAGGAGCAATTGTGGTATGTATAAAGGAACATATTTAATTGGAATATATTCATACGACAAATATGAATTATGTGAAACAATTTTAGAATCAACTAAAGAATTCATGGAGTATGCAGAAATTGATTTAAATACAGCTAGTGCAATTCTAAGCAAAGTATTTCATCACAAGACTGAATACATTATCATCAATGGTAAAAAGAAAAACATAGAATTTCTTAATACTAGAGAATTCGACTAATATAATAATATAGAAAGGAAACAAACAATGAAAAAAATCAGTGAAAGATTAAAAGAATACAGATTCTATCACAATCTTACTCAAGCCCAAATGGCTAAGTTAGTAGGAGTAAGTATAACTACCTATAATCACTTAGAAAACGGGTTTACCTCATTGCAAACAAAAACAGTGGATAAATTATCCAGATTTCTAGAAATGGATGTCTGCAAGGTTAGAAAATCATTATGATTATTACAAACAAGCACAACCTACCGCAGGCTTATGTTGACGCTGTTAAAGAAACGCATCCTGTTAAAGATAAGCAATATTCTGTAACAAGTTTGTTAAATCCTGTTAGAGAATTATTACTTAAACGTAGACATTATGATGAAATTGAACAAGATGTAAGCGATATGATTTGGCTTATATTTGGTTCAGCAGTTCATAAAATTATTGAAGATGCTGATAAAACCGGATTTGCCGAATATGAATTATCAGAAAAAATCATTGATGATTACATGTTAACTGGAATATGTGATTTATATAATGAAGAACTATTTGCAGTTGAAGACCATAAAACAGCATCAGTTTATAAGATTATCAGTCAAGATTTTGATGATTGGAAAAAGCAAGGCTTAATGTATGCTTGGATGTTAAGAAAGAAAGGTCATTATGTTAGTAGATTAAGATTTCATGCTTTAATGAAAGATTGGTCTGCTAAAGATAAAAGACAAGCAGAATTTACAGGTAAGTTTTATCCAGAACATCCTATTTGGACATGGGAATATGAAATCACTGAGCAAGATATGATTGATATTGAAGAGTTTATCAAAAATAAGTTTGAAGAAATCATCAAATATGAATCAGTTAGTGATGATGAATTACCTGTTTGTTCACAAGAAGAACGATGGAATAATGGCGATACTTATAGAGTTCTTAAAGAAGGACAAAAGAGAGCTCTTAAAGTAACTAAAGATAGATTAGAAGCACTGATGTTTGCTAATGAAAATCAAGCCGTTATTGAAGTAATCAAAGGAGAAGATAGAAAATGTAAAGATTATTGTTTAGTTTGTCAATTCTGTAAACACTGGAAGGAGAATATTGAATAATGGAAGAGAGTTTAAAGGATTTAATAGACAGAATCATTGTCGATTTAAAAGATGGCAAAATTGATGGAAGAATTAAAGAAGTAACTAGACATCCACAGTATGCTATTTTAAAAAATGAAGCCGTTGTTACGGTTAGAACAAAAGAAGGATTGGAGGTCGTAATTGATATTACGGACAAAGTATTATGAAACATGATAATGAACACATAAAAAATGTTAATAATATGTTTGGCCGTTCAATTTGGGACGATATAAGAATTCTTAGTGAAGAGGAAGAAAAGTTTGCTAGTATAAGAAATTCTGAACACATGACACCTAAACATGCTTACTGTGACCCAAAGGCGAAAGTTACAGTAGTTGTGTTTGAAGATGGTAGTAAAGAAATCTGTAGATGTGCTAAAGGTGATAAGTTCAATGAATATGCAGGTATTTGCATCTGTTTAGCAAAGCACTTCTACGGAAAATCAAAAATAGAAAAACTTAATAGTAAAAATAAAACTATATATAATAATGTTACTAAAACAAGGAAGGAGCAAAAATAATTATGGGATTACCTGTGTTAGTAATGGGAGAATCTGGTAGCGGTAAAACTGCATCGCTCAGAAACTTCAAAGGAGATGAATTATTCATTATCAATGTTGCTGGTAAAGAACTTTCATTCAAAAACATAAATGGTTTGAAGAGAGTAGATACAAGTGATTATGATAAGATTAAGGCTTATTTATTAAAAGCAGCCACATCTCCAGATAACAAAATTAAATCATTTGTTTTAGATGATACACAATACCTTATGGCATTTGAATCATTTGCTAGAGCAAAAGAAACAGGTTACACAAAGAATGTTGATTTAGCAGTTCATTTCAAAGATTTAATTCATTTTGTAATTAAAGAACTACCAAGAGATTTTATCGTCTATTTTATGCACCATGTTGAAAGAACAGAAGATGGTCATATCAAGGCAAAAACACTTGGTAAAATGCTTGATAATCAATTAACTGTTGAAGGATTATTTACAAATGTCATTATGACACAAGTAAACAATGGAGAATACAAGTTCTTAGTCCATGACAAAGATGGTGTTTCAACAGTAAAAACACCTATCGGATTATTCGACACCGATACATTAGATAATGATTTAAAATTAGTCGATAAAGCATTACGCGAATACTATTTTGAAGGAGAATAATTAAATGTTAAAATGGATTGTTAAAGAAAGAAGAACTAATTTAAAAAGCGATGCAGATGTAACTATTACACGCTGTAAGGATAATAGAATCTGTTTATGTTTTAGAAATAGTTCTTATGTTAAATTAACAACAACTTCTTATATCAAGGTTGCTCTTGATATCTTCGAAGATGGAGAAATTGTAATGTATATTGCAGAATCTGATAAATATGAAGGATTCAAATTAACTTCATTTAGTCAAGATAGAAGTAAATGTCACACTCAAATTAAAAATGAAAATCTTGATTTCAAACCAGGTGACTACAATTTCGAGTTTGACAAAAATGCCGGATTCTATTACATTAGTGAAAAACACAGATTATAATAAAGGAGAATAATTAAAATGAAACCTATTGAAGGATATGATTTAATCAGTGAAGCTGGTGAATTAAAGAAGTTACCAGCAGGACCTCAAGCCTGTAAGATTATTGAAGTAATCAATGTTCCAGATAAAGAATACTTAGATGTTTACTTCGACATTGTTGAAGGAGAATTCAAAGGATACTTTGGCACACTTCAAGCAAACACAGGCAAAAATTATGGACGCATTACTCGTTCATACAAAGCAAATGCATTACCATTCTTCAAAGCATTCATTACTGCTATTGAAAAATCTAATCCAGGATATAAATGGACAGATTCATGGGATGAGAAAACATTAAGTAACAAATACTGTGCAATCAACTTCAGAGATGAAGAATATATTGTCGATGGTGAAGTAAAAGTAATGGCGAAAGCAGATGAAGTTCGTTCATTACAAGCTCTTAGAAATGGTGAAATTAAAATCAAGCCTATGAAAAAACTTGAAGATTTACCAGTTGGAGCAAAAACTGTTCCAGAATCAAAGAATCTTGAAGCCATCGAGATTTCAGATGAAGATTTACCGTTTTAATTAACGGTTATCTGGTAGGTGTAAGCAATTGCCTTCTACAACACTAGACTTTTTCCTAACATAGACTTTCATATCATACAATCGTTGCTTACACCTATTTTTTATCCAGAAATTGAGTTAAAATCTCAGTATCTGGTCCATAAGGCTCCTAAAAACTGTTGGTAGCTCAGTTCTCTTAATACCTCCACTCAAGCGCTCTTACTATGCTGTTAGGAGTTTACAACTACCTTGAAAGGAACTAATATGGAAGATTTATTTAAAACAATACCTGAAGAATTGAAGTTAAATGCTGTATGGTGTTGTTGGAAATATGTGAATAACAAAAATGGTGACAACATCAAGATGCCATTCAATCCACTTACTGGATATCCAGCAAAAAGTAATGACAAATCAACATTTGTTAGTTACATGACATTGATGAGATATGCCAAGCAATACATTTCCTATGAAGGAGAAAAAATGGTAGGTGGAATTGGACTTGGAGTTTTCAATGGATATAGTGCTATTGATATTGACCACTGCGTCAAAGATGGCAAGTTATCAAACATGGCGCAAGAAATTGTAGATTTTTGTAATTCATATACAGAATACAGTCCATCAGGAACTGGTATAAGAATCATATTTGAATCAAAGATACATATTGATAAAAATAAATACTATATCAATAATTCTAAAAATGGTTTAGAAATCTATATCAGTGATAATACAAATAAGTTTGTTACAATCACAGGAAATAGTATAAATAATTTTGGTATCAACAAAATTGATTTAACTGAAATCTTAGACAAATACATGAAAAGGTCAGTTCCTTTAGTTCCAACAGTAGCACCTGTTTTTAACAACAATGTTACTATTGATATTGAAGATGCTCTTAAAAAAGACAGCAAGTTAAATGAATTATGGTATAATAAAGCACCTGGTTCTCATTCTAATGAATCTGAATTAGATATGGCATTGTGTTGTAAATTAGCCTTTTATTGTAATGGCGATTTCGCCAAGATTAAGAAAGCTTTTGAATCTTCGCCATATTATTTAAGTAAAGACCAAAAACATCTTGATAAATGGGCGAAAGGTTATGATGTTGAAACAATTAATCATGCTATCAATTTTGTAGGTTCACATTCTATTGTAAATACACCTCGCTATGAACCAGAACCTGTTAAAGGTAAATCTTATGGTTTAAATGATACAGGTAATGCTCATAGATTTGCTGATAAGTTTCAAGAAAATGTTCACTACAATTTTGATAATGAAATGTGGATGTTATGGAACGGCAAGTATTGGGAAACTGATGTTAAACAAAAAATCAGAGATTATGTAGATGTTCTTGCTGATGATATGAAAAATGATTTAAGATATGAAGATGACGAAATCCGTAGAAAAGTAATATCACAGAATATAAATCACATCCAAAATAATTCAGGCAAGAAAGCACTTTTAGAAGAATGTCAACATATCGGAGGAATTCCTGTATTAAACAGTGATTTTGATAATGACATATATCTTGTATGTGCAAACAACATGGTGTATGATTTATATAATCAAAAACAACTTCCTTTTGACCGTTCTCTCATGATGTCTCAAACATTAAGTTGCGATATTGATTTAGAGCATGAACCAGTCAAATGGATTAAGTTCTTACATGAGATTTTTGATAATGATGAAGAAATGATTCGTTATAATCAAAAAGTTTGGGCATATTGCACCAGTGGTTCTACAAGAGAACAACAAATGTGGATTTATTATGGTGATGGTAACAATGGTAAATCATTAGCTCTTGAAATCCTTAATACACTATGGGGTAGTTACAGCAGCACTAGTAGACCAGAGTTATTGGTTGATAGTAAAAACAGCAATGTATCATCTGAAGAAATTGCAAGACTTGCTCACAAAAGAAGCACAATCTTAGAAGAAATTAAAGATGGTGATAGAATGAATGAATCATTAGTTAAACAATTAACTTCTGGTTTAGGTAAAATGACCGGTAGATTCTTATATGGTAATACATTTGAATTCAATCTAATTGCTAAGATTCTTCAGGCTTCAAACTACAAACCAAAAATCAAAGGTATCGATAAAGGTGTTTGGAGAAGAATTAACTTAGTTCCATTATATAGAGATTTTACTAATACACTTAATAAAGATT